GCAATCCGCCGATGCCGTCGAGCGTGCCGACGCGAAGAACGTCGCGGCGCTGGCCTATCTCGCCAACCACACCAATGCCGAGATTCGCGCGTTCATTCAGAGCAACATCGACGTGGCCAGCGTCACCGATCTTGCCTCAGCCAAGGCGTGCTTGAATCGCATCGAGAACCGGCTGGAGGACTTGGCCGTGGGGCTGGCGGTGCTGGTGCGTAGAGAATTAAGGTAATATTAATATGAATAAAGATAAAGAATACTGGAAAAAGGTAGCTCATAAAGCTATTGATTTGGAAAGTGATGGCTGTACCGGAGTTCCTGATTTCTATATTGAATGCTGCTATGAGCATGATATCCATTATAGAACTCATAAAACTCTTGCTGGCCAAGACATAACAAGAGCAGAGGCTGATAAACAACTTCGTCAATGTATTCAATCTAAATCTAAACTTGGTATTTTTAATCCTATGTCTTGGTGGAGATGGCTTGGGGTTCGTCTTGGTGCTAAAACAGCATGGGAAAAAGAAAATAAGGGAACTACGTGGAAGCATTAATTGTAGGAGCAGTTCTTGGACTGTTAAATATACTTATGGGACTAGTAATTAAGAATTTAAATGATTCTATCAAGGATTTAAAAATCCAAGATAGTGAACTTACAAGAGAATTAACAGACGTTAAAATTAATTATGTCCATAAAGCAGATCTAAAAGACTTAAAACAGGAAATAGCAGAAAAATTTATTGATCTGAAACAGTGGATTAAAGAAGAGCTTAAAGGACAGTAATGACTACCTCAGCCTCTACTGATTTTGAAGCCACTAGAGCACAACTAATTGCAGGAGCACTGCGATTAGTAGGAGGAATAGCTCAAGGAGAATCTCCAACTTCAGATCAAACCTCAGAAGCTAATGAAGCTCTTAATATGATGGTTAAGGCTTGGCAAGCAGATGGGATGCCTCTCTGGGCGATTAAAAAAACTAGTTTTGCTGTGACAGATGGAACTGCTTCCTATGAAATCGGAACAGGAAAGACTGTAAATACAGCTAAACCTTTAAAAATTATACAAGCTTTCATAAGAAATACATCAACCAATATTGATGTTCCTATGCGTATTATTACCAAAAACGAATACTGGTCTCTAGGTAATAAGACTACTGAAGGAATGCCTATTCAGTTAATGTATGATCCTGGAAATATGTATGGAACTATTTATCTATTTCCAACTCCAGACTCACTAACACAAACTTACAATCAAGTACATATTATCTATCAGCGTCCTTTTGAGGATTTTGATGCTACTGGGGATACTCCTGATTTCCCACAAGAATGGCACGAAGCAGTTAAATATGGGCTTGCTGCTAGGCTTGCTGGAGAATATGGGCTTCCTCCAACAGATCGTAGAATACTTCAACAAGAGATGATGACTATTAAAGCAGAGGCCCTGTCGTTTGGTACTGAGGAGGGTTCTTTATATTTTGGAGTAGAGCGTAGGTAATGGCCCAAGCTCAACAAGAAAAAACTACTTATAAGCAGCAACGAGTAGATTTAATTGGGGCAGTTCATAATAGAGATTCCTCTAGTTCAAAAGACCAGAGATTTATTAATTTCTATGCAGAAACCACGAAAACTCCATTTACTAAAGAACCTAAAAAGTATCTTGTTAAACGTCCAGGAATCTCTAATGATTCTACAGTTGTAGTAGCTGGTGCTACTGGACGTGGAGTATATTACTATGAAGGCTACACGTACTCAGTCTTCGGTAACAAGGTTTATAAAGATACCACAGAAATACAAACTTTAACAACGTCTAGCGGTAGTGTAGGCTGGTCTGAGGCTACTGGAGCAACTAAGTATTTATTTCTTTGTGATGGAACAGACGGCTATGTAATTACTACAAGTGGTACGATTACACAAGTTAATCCAACTTACTCTACTTGGGCTGCTAGTACAAACTATTCTTTAAATGATATAAGGGTTCCTACAGTTGCTAATGGATTTTATTATACTGTAACTGCTGATGCTGGCTCTAGTGGCGGTTCTCAACCAACTTGGCCAACTACAATTGGAAATACAGTAGTCGATGGTGGTATAACTTGGACATGTACTGGAAGCTATGGTGGATTCCCTTCTCCGCATATACCGAAACCTGTCTTTATGGATGGGTATATATTTCTTATTGATTCTGGTACCGCTGATATCTATAACAGTGATCTTGAGAATCCTAGTGGATGGTCTGCTGCTAATTTTATTACTGCTGAAATGTGGCCTGATAATTCCGTTTGTCTTGCTAGACAGAATAATCAAATAGTAGCTTTTGGTCGGGAATCAGTAGAATTTCTATATGACGCAGGAACTACAGGAACACCTTTAGCTAGAAATGATTCTGCTGCCTTTGAGATAGGATTAGCTGGGGTAGACACTGTATTTCAAGACGAGAAGATAATTATATATGTAGGACAATCTGGAACTGGTGGACGATCTGTATGGCTAGTCTCTGGATTTCAACCAAAGAAAGTAAGCTACGAAGGTATAGAACGTATTTTGGATGCTGAAGGAACTAGTATAACCTCAGCAAAATCTATGGGATTACGAATAGCAGGGCACTTTTTCTACGTACTCTCTTTAACTTCTAGAACACTAGTTTACGATTTAGAAGAAAATATGTGGACTGAGTTTAGTACAAATTCTAGTGATACACATGCTAAATTTGCATATTCCTACGCCGCAGACAAGTTAACTGGATCACCTCTTTTACAACATAATACAGATGGTAAAATCTACAAACTAGATGTTTCTGTATATCAAGATGTTAGTACTTCTATTATTGGTGAGATTGTAACATCTAAACTAGATTTTGGAACTAATAATAGAAAATTTATGTATTCTTTCAACGTTATTGGAGACACAACTACTTCTAGTTCTACCTTAAGTGTTCGTTGGAGTGATGATGACTATAAAACATGGTCTAATTGGAAGTCCCTTGATCTTGTTACTCGTCCTTATTTTATGAAATTAGGTTCTTTTAGGAGACGTGCTTTTAATATGAAGCATACTGGAAATGCCCCAGTAAGACTAGAGGCACTCGAAATGGATTTAAATATGGGAGTTAATTAAGGATGCCACTCCCTCCTCCTCCAATTACAGCTCCACAGAATTCTTTTGTCTGGCTTGAGTGGTACAGACAACTACGTAATTATATTTCACAGTCTGGATCAGTTCCTTGGAGCGTTGTAGATAAGGCTGGGTCTAATCTTACAGATATTGTAACAAGAAATCATAATAATTTACAATCTATCCAGGGAGGCACTTCTGGAAGTTACTACCATCTAAGAACATATCTAACGGCAACTTTAAGTGCTTATGATTTTGCTTCAATAGCAGCTCATACTACTAGCACAACTACAGTTACAGTTACTGGAGCTACTACTTCTGATTTTGTCCTTCTTAGATTATCTACTACTCCAGATAATGGGATAGTGTATGATGCCTATGTATCAGCCGCAGATACTGTTACTATTAGAGCAGTAAATACAACAGCAAGTTCTATTGATCCTGCTAGTCGTGATTATACTGTACTAGTTATAAGGTAATTATGAAACAAATTTATTTACTCTCAAGAGAACATCTTGATAAATATTGGGATCAAATTAGTCCCTTACTTGAGTCTGGTTTATTCTATTCAGAAGGAGAACTTGATATCTCCCAACTTAGACTCCTGATTGTACAGGGTAAGGTATTTGTTGTGGTCGCATCGCAAGATTTTAAAATAGTAGGAGCCCTAGCTTTTGAGTTAGTTTGGTTTCCTAATTACAGAGCAGCTAATATAATTAGTTATGGTGGTGATAGTTTATTTGCTGATGATAATGATATGAAGCAGTTTAAGGAATTGCTACAAAAAGCTGGAATTAAAAAACTACAAGGATGGTGCAAACCAGCACAGGCTAGATTATTTAAATCTCAGTTTGGCTTTGAAACTCCATACCAATTGGTACGTCTAGATATAGGAACTTAATATGAAATTTGGTGCACATACAAAATTTGATGGCTATTCCGCCGCCGGAGAAAGAACTCAAGAAAAAGGAGGTTTAGGAATTATCGGCACTGTCCTAAGTGTTGCTTCTTTTTTTGTTCCAGCTCTTCAGCCAATTGCAGCAGCCGTTAATTTTGTAAGTTCGGCTGCTTCTGGAAATCCCCTTGGTATGATTACTAGTGGTTTTGGACTAGCTAATTCATTCGGTGGTAGTGCCTTCGGAGATGGAGGTTTTGGCGGTAGTGACTTTGGGGGTGGTAGTGCTTTTGGTGGAGGCGACGCTCTTTTCTATGATGATTGGGGAGTTGGCTCTTCAATTGGTGGAGATATGGCTGGAGCTGGTTTTAGTAGTGCTGCTGATACTGTAGCCGCTGGTACTGATTTCTTTACTGAGGGTGACAACATTTATGGTAATATTTCAGGACTAGATCCAGGTTCTATGCAGTTTGATCCAGCAGGATACGCAACTGGAGTTGAGTCTTCTGCTGGAGATTTATTTACCAATACTAATTTTGATATTGGAGTTGGTGATCCTGGAACTTATGGAGCTGATTTAAGTAATAGCGGTGCTCTTGGGTCTGGTGGTTATTTAAATACATATCAAGATCTTAATGCTGCTTCTCAAACGGGTACTCTACCTCAATTGGGAGAAGCGCCCTCGCTAGACACCACTGGATTTGGATATGATATGGGACCATACCAAAGTACAGGCGTAGGTGATACATCTGGTTATTCTGCTGGAGATTCACTAGACGCAGGAGGAGGTTCTTTAGGGAATGAGTATAGTTATTATCCATCACAGGGGGGTGAAATGGGACCCCCAGAGCCTGGATTTATGGATAAAATTTCTAATAAGGTAGGTAATATGAAAATGGGTGACTGGTTAAAAGTAGGCAAGGGCCTATATGGAATGTATAATGAGCAGAACCAACTTAAAGAACTTAAGAAGATGGGAGAGAGGGCTGCTTCTATGGCAGATCCATTTGCTCCACAACGGCCACAATATCAATCCTTATTAAGTCAATCTTATACTCCACAAGGATTACAAAGCCTGTTTAACACCGAATATATGGGTGGGCAAGGTAATCAACTAATGCAACAACTACAAGCCCGAGATGCCGCTTCAGGGCGCCGGTCTCAGTATGGAGCACGACTAGCACAACTACAATCTGACTTTATGAATAATTATATTCCTAGATATCGTCAAGGATTGGGCAACCCAAGCGGAGCTAATTTTGGTCCTGGTAATGCATCTACTGCGTATATATCAGGAATGCGTCCAGCTATTATGAATCAAGGAGCTGGTCTTGCTGGACTAATGGGAGGTCTATCCGATATTTTTCGGTAATTAATCATGCCACTTAATATACCACAAAACTCAGATATCTTCCCTTCTTTCTATGAAAGAGCACAAGCTGCTCAGTCTAATGAAGAGGAGATTCGTAGGCAAGGACTTGCTAACATCTTTCAAGGGATGCAGAATGATCGTTATGGTCAAATGACTCCTCTTGAAGTTATGATTAAAGAAAAAGAAGCTGCTCAAGCTAAGGCAGTAAATAACCCAGCTTCTCTTGATCTATTTAGACAAGGGCAAGAAGGACAATGGAAAACACAGTCTGCTGCTGGTCAATTTGATGAAGCAGTTGTAAGAGATAAAATTTCAGCAGAGGTTGCTAAATATAAAGCTTCGGTACCAGAAGCACAGTTTAAACAAGAAACTGCTGAGATGGAAAATATCTATCGAGCTTTAGAAATTGGACTTCCTCAGTTAGAACAAATTCCTCCTGGAATGATGCGTAATCAAGCAGCCATGAAACTAGCACAGCAGTTTGGACTTGATCCAAAACTAATTGGATCTATGGCTGTTAACGGTGGTTTAAATGATCTAGAGGCTCTAAAGAAACTTAAAGCTCAACTAGGATATACTTTATCAGAAACTACAAAGCACCGTCAAGAAATGCAGAAAGAAGAACTTAAGTCTGTAACTGATCTTGAGAAATCTAGAATAGCTGCCGATGCTTCTATGGCTAATGCTAATTTACGTAAGAAAGACACAGAAGCAGATGCTCTTGCTGATCTACGTAAAAAGGCCGCTGCTGGAAATCCAGAAGCTTTCTTAATGCTTGCAGATCTTACTGATGATCCAAAAGAGAAAGCTAGATATACTGAATTAGCTAAGCAGGCAGCTCTCCGTAGGGAAGCTGAACGACGTGCACTGGCCTCTGGTCGTCCTGATGTTGGCGCTATTACAGGACTACCTACACAACAAACAACTAATCCATATGCAACAGAAAATACTCCTCAAGATTCAAATATTAAAGACTCTGCTATAAAGGCCTGGGGACAATATCAACCGGATGCTTATGAGTATAGAATTGGACCTTCTGGTAATATTCAACGAAGAAAGAAATAATGTCTAAAGACTGGGAAGACGGTTGGGAGGATTCTTCTAATTCATTAACTGAGTGGGAGGATGCTCCAAACCTGTCAAAAGAACTTCTAGAAAAAGGAAAGCAACTAGGAGCAGGAGTTACCGGAGCTTATACTGGTCTTGTTGACACTGTCTATGGAGCAGGTAAGTTCTTAGCCGGAATTCCTTTTAAAGCGGGAGCCCTACTCTCTGGTGCTTCTCCTACTGATGTAGATAAATATCTTTCTCAAGAAATTGAAGAAAACTTGGGAAGTTTTGCTACTAATCTGGAGAAGATGGGAGTACCAAAAGAGTTTGCCTCAGAATCTCCAGGATACCAAGCAATGATGTATCCGTGGGAAAAATTAACAGAAGCAATGCGCTACCCAGGTGAAAAGCTAAAAGAAGTAGGACAAGAGGAACTTGGGGCCGGGACTAACCTCGCTATTGAGGGGGCCTTAGCCTTGCTGCCGTTTAAAGGCCGTGTTGGTAAATCTCCACAGCCAAAAATACCAGAAACATTTAAAGGTTATCCCGGTAAAGAAACTCCTATTACCTCAAAAGATAGAGTTAATGTTCTTTTTGAGGAAACTGCTAAAGAAGTAGAAGCATCTAAAGTAACAGAAACAGACTCTCTACCTAAGTTAATAGAAGAACCAGCTCGTCTAGATCTTCTAGAGCGCGCTCCTGTTGAAGAGACTCCATTACCAATAATTCCACAAGAAGGATTACCAGTTGGCCGTGGGCCTCGGGATATTCCTATTAAACCACAAGAATTGCCTCAAGAACGTAGTCCTCTTACAGCAGATCAATACTTTGAACGGGCTGCTCCAGAAACTAAGGTTGTTGGAGAACCACCACGTACTCCGTTCCTAGAACTAACTGAATTACAAGAGCGAGTACCAGACACCCAACGTCTTGCTACTAGACATGATGTCCCTACTATAGATTTTCCACTTCGTCAAGAAGTACTCGAACGTCCTGAAATTAAAGAAGCAATCGACTCTTTTAGAACCAGGGAAGGTGAATTACTTACTCAAATTGATTCCCTTAAAAAAGATCCTCTTTTAGATAAAGAATTACAACTAGACACTTTAAAAGAACTTACTAAACAGGTAGAGACTCTTCGAGAAGAATTTGGCCGTGGTATGGAATTACTTGGAATTAAAGAGCCAAGTGATGCCTATGGCCGTGCTTTATATGAACCAACTGCAAAGTCTCTTTCTATTGAAAAGACTAAGAGCGGATTTGATTTTTCAAAAGAAGGCGCTAAGAAACCAATTGGTGGTGTTGGTAAAAAGGGGCGTAAGCAAGGTGGTGCTGTTAATCCAGAGGTTTTTAAGGAGGGATTTGAGAAAGTAAAACTTATTTTAGATGGTAAAATAGGATTACTTGCTAGACATACAACAAGTGGAGAAGGCCCACACGGTTCTCTTATTATAGAAGCATTTGATACTAAAACAGGACAAAGAGTTGGAGGAGCTAATTTTAATCCAACACAACCTTGGGATAAACTAGATATAAATGATCTTTATTCTAGTGCTACTGGAGTAAAACCAGATTTTAGACGTAAAGGAATTGCTACTGAGATATATAATTTTGCTAGAGAATTAGATAATGATGTAGTTCCTAGTAAAATGCAAACTACAGAAGGGCGTAATCTATGGGAAAGTTTTTCAAAAAAACAAGAAACTAATATTGCAGGTACCTCAAAAGGCCTCAAAGAACGTGGTGGGTATATTCCAAAGAAGGAACCTCTTCTAGATGAAAACACTTTTAAATCTTTAGGTAAGGAAAAGGGATATTCAGAAGAAGTAATTAACAAGGCTTGGGGTAAGTACCAAAAAGAGAATAATATTACTCCGACAGTGGATATTTACAACGGTTCCTCTAAGATGGACGCAGTAACAAAGGATAATAAAGGTCTTCAGAAATTAATGAAAGACTTTACTCCCGATCTGCGTCCTTGGGAAGAGGTTCGTAAAGAAATGTTTGGAGTACAGGATATTCCAGATACTATTCTGTCTGAGCAAATCAAACAGAATCTGATGCCCCCTAAACTATATTCTCTTGCAAAAGAGAATCCATTCATTAAATATGGTATGGATCGTATTGAAGGCGCTATTAATCGTGCTCGTGAACAATGGACACAGGCTCTTTACAATAAAGAGAGTGGTGTTGTGTCTAACTGGAATCGAGTCTCTAAAGAAGGTAAGATCAAACTTAATGATATTTTACAGAAGTTTGAAGGAGAGCGATATCTAACTCCAGAAGAACTTAAACTTGAGGGGCTCTCACCACAAGAAATTAAAACCTACGAAGCTCTTAAACGAGTAACTACTAATGCCATAGATACTCTTAATGAGATGCGACTTGAGAAGGGACTTGAACCAGTTAAACCAAGAGAAGGGTATTTCCCGTCTTATTTTATTGGAGATTGGTATTTTGAGGTATATAAGAAGGGATCTGACGGTAAAATAGGAAAGATGCTATATCGTCCTACTGGGGACTTTAAAGGCATTCTTGGTCGTGGTGGTCTTGAATCTATTCGTAAACAAATGTCAAAAGAGCATCCAGAATGGATTATCTCAGATATAAAGAAACGTCCTGAGTTTAACAAAGAGTTTAGAGATGCAGAGGCAGGATATCAACAAATCCTGGAGATGCTTGAACCGAGCATGCCAGAAACTGCTGTGGTTCGAGAAGCTTTCCGTAACACTAGAGAAGCCCTTGCACATAAGCAAGCCGGCTTTAAGGGCCATCTAGAGACTAAATTCGGTGTTGGTGGTTATGAAGGAAATAAATACTGGCGCTCTTCAAAGAAGAATGCTGAAGATGCTATGCATTCTTTTGTGAAATATACAGAACAAGTTCATTCTTATATTGAGTTTCAAAGGACAGCCACAGACATCTCGAAAATGTTACGTGATGCCCGTGATACAGCTAGTCCTAACTATCTAAACTTAGAGCGAGCTGCTAATTATGTTGAGTTTCATTGGAATACTTCTAGAGGAATGTATAAAAATGCCATAGAAGGACTCGACATTATTCCTAATAAGATAGCAGAAGCTTTTGGATTACCAGATAAAGCAATTCAGTCTGCTATTAGAGAAACTAAAAAATATCTTACTTTGTCTTGGCTTGGTTTCTTTAGACCTGGATTTCTATTTTCTCAAAAAATACAACCTGCCCAAGTTTTGCCTGCTTGGAGTCAGACCTTGCGCACTAAATATGGAATGGAGATTCCGGGGGAAGCTTTTGTAAAAGCCGGATTAGACAGCAACACTCTTTCTATGTTTGGTAAAGGCTCCGTAGAAGGAAAGGCGGCATATGATTATGCTATTAAAAAAGGATATCTAGAAGCCCATTTTACTGACGAAGTACAGAGTGCTTCAGCACTACATGGAAACCAATTAGTTTCTTATGCGATGGGAGAGAAAGCAATCCTATTCTTTGAAAAAGAAAGTCGCCTTAATGCATATCTAACCTTTGTAAATACTCTTAAAGATGCTGGTATGAAGGTTGGGCCTGAGTTGTATGATACTGCTTTTCAACTTACTAACGTAAGTATGGTTGATTACAGACTACATCAACGGGCTCCTATATATAGCCGCTTGGGGCATCTAGGAGAAATTGCATCTGGCCTAACTACGTTCAAACATAATAACTATTCACAACTTGCTCTTTTTGGGAAAGAGGCTTTTAGAGGTAATCCAGCAGCCTTAACTGTGTTTTTGTCTACGGCAGTAATTATTGGTGGACTATCTGGTCTCTATGGAAGAGAAGATCTTCAAGTAATCTGGAGAGGATTACAAGAAGCAAATCTTATTCCAGCAGATGCTCCTTCTCCAAATGAACTAATAGCTAATCATGTTCCAAATTATCTTTCTTATGGAGCAATTTCTGGAATTACTGGGTTAGATATCTCACCTCTCTTTAATCCTCCGGGCCTTCTAGCAAGCGGTTCTCCTATGGACGTACTTCCTATTGCTAAGAAAGCAGGAGAGATGTTAGGTACTGGAGCTAGTGTGGTACTTAAAGGGATTAATCCAGAAAAAGAAAATACTAATCAAGATTGGAGAGAGTTTGTGCATTCTTGGAGACCTACTTCATTTGGAGTAGCAGAGGATATTGCTAACACTAAAAACGGAGTGGTACTAAATCCAAATACAGGACTAGGCCAGTTTAAGCGTGGGGAATTCGATATTTCTAATAGGGATTGGCAAGCTCGTATGATGGGGATGTACTCAACTAAGGAGTCTCGCCAAAGAACTGCGGAAAGAGAGAATAAGGTTACTACAGCTATGCAAACCACTAAACGTGGTGAGTTACTCAAAGAGATGAAGAATCTCAATGAGTCTGGTAAATCCTTACGGGATCTCCCGCAGAAATTTATTAGATATGGCGGTAATCCTAATGAAGTTGGAGATGCTGTTCTTAAACATAAGATTGAACAGGCTCTTACTGAAACACAACGTAAAGAGATTGAGTCTAAATCCTCTATGGCAGGTGTTAAGGAATTGCAAAGATTGCAACAATATAAAGGACTAGCTAAATGAAGGGCTGGACTTTTGACGACAGATCAAAGAAAAAATTAGTTGGAGTACATCCAGATTTAGTTGCTGTTATTGAGAGGGCCCTTGAAATTTCTGGACTAGACTTTATAGTAACAGAAGGACTTAGAACAGCAGAGCGGCAGCGGCAACTCTTCGATGCGGGGGCTTCTCTAACCATGAATTCTAGGCATCTTACTGGGCATGCAGTAGACTTAGCTGTTAAAGTAGGTACGGAGATCCGTTGGGATTGGCCTCTTTACCACAGACTTTCTAGATATGTTTTAGAAGCTGCTTCTGAACTTGGTATTGATGTAGAATGGGGTGGTGATTGGAAATCTTTTAAAGATGGCCCACATTACCAGCTTAGTAAAAAGAAATACCCAACATGACACTAGAAGAATTAATGAGAATGAGAGAAGAAATGGCAAGCATGCCACATTCCTCTCTATATCAGATGCGGTCTAGGCTTCCAGACCGTGAGATGCAGCGAGTAGTAGCTCCGTATGAGCACCGAGCTTTTGCTAGAGAATGGACTCAAAAGAATCCATTAAATGCCCTATCTCTTATTCCTGCTATTCCTGGATATCAACTATATAAAATGTTCACAGATCAAAGTAGATCTGGTGTAGATTTTAATCAAATAGGAGAAGGTTATAAGGGAATAGGAGAAGGATTAGGAGGTTGGTTATCTAATCTCTTTAAGTAAAAGAAAGGCCCCAATTAAGGGGCCTTTTTATTACATTTTATTAATCTCGTCTAATTCTTCCTGAGAAACTCGGTACCAAACAATTCGTAGAATACCAAGATCTAATACTAGAAAAGCATTAGTCATATCTGGAAATTCAATTCCAAACATTATCCCAGAAATAAAACTTAGTTCAAAAGCATTAATCATTTTAGAATTTTCATTTCTTTAATCATCCCCTTTGGAATTTTAAATCTACCATTAGTGGCATTGTCTGCATAAGTAGAAGCAATAAGAAGCATCTCATTACCATTCTTATCTGCTTGATCTTTAATTAGAAATCCAATAGTGGTAGCAAGTGATAGATTTGCTTCCTCTTCAACTTCTTCCCATCCATGCTCAGTTTCAGCATCAACCCAAACTACCTCTACAAGAGGATATTTATACTTAGGTTTAGCTGCCACAACTTCCCCCATGCCCCGAGATTTCGCAAACATCTACTTCTTCATATACAACACCTTTATGTTTCATAGCTTCCTCATAATCTATTCTTGTGAGAGGCTGGCCTCCACGGCTTCCATCTGGATAACAGGTAAACCCACGCAATCTTGGAGCATATTCTGCAAGCGTCTCTGCAAAGTCTTCAATCTTGCTTTCATTATTCTCTCTTGTACCCCAAGAGGGCAAATTAATTGTGCTTGAAATTGACATGTCAACGTAATCTTGTACGTCGGCTTGGAACTTGATTCGTTGTTCATAGTTACTACTCAAGTCAAGAGCAGTTTCAATTGAGTCAGGAGAGACTCCAGTTTCACGGATAATCCGGTCAGCAGTAGCATCAACAACGTACTCATATTTCCACTTAATCCCATCTGTGAGATAGCGTCGCTTGTATGCCACAGCAAACAAAGGCTCAATGCCAGTTGTAGTACTAGCAAGAATCCCGATAGAGCCTGTAGGTGCGATGGCCCTGTAAGCAATAGGACGACTAATGTACAAGCGATCACAATGTTCATCAGCGGATCGTTTAGAACCGTCTCTATAGACTTCCAGCCACTTTCTAAGTTCATCATTTACTTCGTATTTATATCCTCTTTGTAAGAGCCATTCGTGTATACCCATAAGTCCAAGTCCAAGTCGTCGGTTTCTCTCACGAACTTCATAAACTTTTCCGTAAGGAAGATCTGCTCGTAGAGTTCCGCAGACGAGGAACTTACTCGCAAGAGTAACCACACTGCGGAATTCATCCAAACTTTGTATATTGCCGAGATTAATACTCCCAAGATTGCAAACGTCAGAGTCATCTTCTGACGTAACTTCAGTACAGGCATTTCTAAGGGTTTCATTTTGTTTATTCCCAAAATTAAAACTAAATCCAGGTTCTCCTGTGCTCATGGCTTGTCTTACATTTTCTAGAAACACTAGCTCAAGATGACGATCTGGTTTATTGAGCCAAGCATCGTCATAGTTGACAGAAATATTAGTCATGTCTAAGGGAGCTGGATAATTAAAGTTCTTGGCTTTTAAAGTTTTAATATCTTCATTCCAATTTTTAGCATTTAAGAATAGCGGGATGTCCCCATGTTGCCAGTTAAGGGAGGCATAAATAGCACTTCTCCGGCTTCCACCCTGCATGACATTTCTCCCGATTTCATTAACTGCTGCCATAAGGGGGATAGGTCCAGAGGCTTTTCCTCCTGTACGTTTAATAGCAGCACCCTCTTCTCGGATACGCGAATAATCAATCCCAATTCCTCCCCCAACAGTAAGACACATCATAGAACGCCAAACGATATTGGCCCATTCTTCTCTGGTATCAGTCTCAGCCCTGAGCAAGAAACAATTATTGTAAAACTTTGCTGGCCTCCCCGCGTAATATAAGTAGCGCCCTCCGGGGATAAACCGCATTGCCTTAATATGTTCTGCAAGTTCCGATCTGTCAGATTCAGACCTGTCTCT